GGTTGCCTCCGCATCAGAATCACTCTGACTCGGCGCAGGTTCAGCGGGCGTTTCAACAGCATCACGCTGCTCAATTACCAGCTTGAACACGGATGCGGCGGCAACCGCTTCCGATTTGGACAGACCAGCATCTCGCAGGGCTTGTTCCAAAACTCGCAAATCAGCAGAACCGTCAGGCTGGAAAAACTCCAACTTGCTGACTTCTGCTTGAGGGTTGTTGGGGTGAATCACAACGCTTACCTCAGAAAGACCGCCTTTGGTGATCTGGAAAAAGCCTTCATCCCAGTAATCATTGGAACCAGCGGGGAAAACTTCGCCGTTTTCTTTGACCCACTGATATTCCTCGGCGTATGCGCCAACAGACACCCCGCCGAACATGGTGGGGGATTCTTTCATCACGGCATACAGGTCGCGGCCCTGCTGTGTCTGCATATAGATGCGGCCCGATGCGTTCATGCCGCCTTCGGTCATCTCAAAATCCGTCCATTCGCCCACAGGGATGGAATTGGATTCGTGATTCACGAACATGGGCAGCGGTCGGCCTTTTTCGGCAAATTCTTTGGCCCAATCCATAAAGCCTTCAGCCTTATAGAAGAAACGGCGACCATCTGCGCCTTCACGAGCGCCCCATGTAGTCACACACGCTTCAATTAGGCCGGATTCGCTTCCTGCCTTTTCGGTTACCAACTTGGCTTCGCAAATCAGTGTCAGTTGTTTGGTCATGGATAACCCCTAAGGATTTGGTCAAGTCAATATCGTGTATTTTAGGGGGCCGCCCACGCCTTTTCGGTGGGTCGGCATTTGGCTTATAGGTTGCCAATGATGCTATCACTTTTCTAAAAAGAAGTGACACTTATTTTTTCCCGATGTTCATTTTCCGGGTTTGGTTGCCGCCACCACCCCCTGTATCTTGCGGACTAGACCCCGGCAACGGCTCGGCTTTGTCTGCCTTGGATGTCAATTCATCGCCGCCCTCAATTTGCGATAGGCCCAAATACTCCCGCGCTTCGTTGGGGGTCATAATGCCGCCGCTTACGCCTGCGTTGGCAAAATTCATCTGGTCTAGCGGTGCGCCCTTCAGGAAATCGCGGGTATCAAATTCAATGTGCAAGTTAGGATAGCCGGGGAAAAGGTGCTGTTTCAGCTTTTGCTGGACGTTGACAATCAACGGGTACATGGTGGATTTGTAGAACTCATCCAGCATTGTTTGGGTGTTGTTGTATTTTTGGTCAGCCACGCCAATCATGGCAGGCGGGACACCAAACACGCCACACAACCGCTTCATGGTTTGCAGTTTCAGCGCCGCTGCGTCAGCATCCTGCAAGGTCAGCATTTTGATCGGCTCATAGGTCATGCCTTGGTCAAGCAGCATACCTTGGCCCGATTTGGACGCATCGCTGTCTTTGGAACCCGTCATTTGGTTCCATGCTTCCTTCAGGCGGCTGGCAATCTCCTTATATTTCGCGTCCGGGATGATCGCCTCGGTGCGGAACAAACCAGATGGCTTTGCGCCGTTCAGCATGATGTAGTTGGCATACAGATCAATGTCTTGGTCAAGGCCGACCAGTTCTGCCGCCAAAATGCCTTTGTTGAAACCAGCCGAACCCTGCCACGGCTGTTCCTTGATGTGCATGATTTGATAGTAGGGCAATTGACTGCCGTTTTGGAACCCAAAATAGTCCGGTGCGCCCATTGGGGTGCTGATGCGGTATGTTGGGTAACGGGTAGGCGTAACGGTGGCAGCAATCAACGTGCTGTCCATGACATACATTTCTAGCGGCGTTTGCAGGCTGTTATCGGGGTCTTTGCGCCACCAAAGGGTAAATGCCTCGCCAGCAAGGTCGTGCCACATCAACCACTGATACCAAAATTCGTATTGGCTTTGAAAATTGTTGGGGTTGCCAAGCAGGTTCAGGACTTGTTTTGCTTTGGCCTTGTCGCGGGGGCCAACAGATTCGGAATGCAAGGCATCAACAAACATTCCGTCATCATCTTGGTACATCACCCGGATCGGCAACTGGGCAAGGGAACGAGCTTTCACGCCCACGCAAGCCATGACTGTGCTGTTGCGGGACAGCACCGACATATCCACCGGACGGCCAGCATTTGTAGTGCTAGCAGTCGTGACATACAGCACTTGTTGGGCAACAGACGGGCCTTTTTGGGAAGATGCCCACAGGACGTTATTCCCGAGTGCGGTTTGACCAAATAGCGTATTGCTTTCAGCCTTTTGTGGGCCTTTGCGCTTGAAAATGTCGAGAATTGCCATGTTTACCTCAGAAGGTGCGGAACCCAAAACCGCCAACGGCGGGGTTGTCCAAGGAACAGTGCATTGCAATAATCATTGCAATAATCCCGTCCACCTTGGCGCTTTTATCGGCCTCATTCTTGCGAATTTTGATGTTTCCGTTCACATCCTCATAAACTTCGCAGTTCCCGAGTTGCCAGCCAACGAAAGCGTTTCCATTATGCCTGATCTGGTAATTCATCAACAGTTTTTCAACGTGCTTGCTCGGGTTGGACAAAACCGCCATACCCTGACCCACTTTTTTAACAGGCAAACCGTTTTCTACCAACCGCGCCACTAGGCTTGCAGCGTTGTATGCGTCAAAGCCGATCTCTTTGACATCGTACTTTTGGCATTGCTGGACAATGTAGTCGCTGATTTCCCGGTCATCCATGACGTTGCCCTCGGTAACGTGCAGGATGCCTGATTGCCTTGCAACCCTAAATATGTCCCCGTAGTGTTTAGGAATGAGTGAATAGCCTTCCTCTGGCAAAAAGAACTTAAATTCGGCTTCGTAATCGTCATCAGCAAATCGTTTAAGGGTACAAACGGCATTCAAATCTCGGGTTGCCGCCAAATCAAACCCGATAAATACCGCCTCAGGCTCACGGGATGAGCCATCAATGAGCGCCTTGGGATCGTCCCAATATGCCCGGTCAATCCATGCGCTATTGGCGCTGACATAGATATTTAGGGTCTTGCACAGGAATTCGTTAAGCGCGGCAGGCTTGTGCTTGGCTTCCTCTGCCCGTTGGGCAATAGCTTCCTCAAAGACGCTGATTCCATGCATCGGATTAGCCTTGGCCCATGTTTTCGGGTCGCGCCAATCGTCTGCCGGGTCTAGGCTGTACAGCAAACCAAACCAACGCGGGTTGTCTTCGGCCTCGCCAGATAGCATGGCCTCCAACATCATCATGTCTTCGTAAAACTTGGTTTCCTTGGTGAAGCTGGCAGTTGTAATGTAAATCCGCAACGGGTTTTTCCGGGCCACCATACCCGAGTGCAAAACCTCGATGCTGTTGCGGTCAACAATCTGGGCAGCTTCGTCAATGATGGCGCAGGACGGGTTCAGACCGTCACCCGTCTTTTTGGTGTCCCGGCTCAATGCCTTAAACATGGATTGGCTGTCGCCTGCCTTTGTAATATGGTGGCGCACCGGGTTGTATAGCGCCGCCACATCACCCGGCATGGATTCGACAAAACCCGTTGCCGCCGTAAACACAATGTTGGCCTGATCGCGGGTGGTCGCCAAGCAATAAACTTCTGAGCCAGCCTCGCCAAAGGCAAGCTCGTACAGTGCGATTGCAGCGGTCAGGGTTGATTTGCCAGCTTTGCGGGGGATGTAAACAATGACATCCGTGACCATTCGGCGGCTCGGGTCCTTCTTGGCCCGAAACCCATAAATGGCGCAAATGGTAAAAATTTGGAACGGCTCAAGAATAAGAGGCTTTCCAGCGTCCGGGCCTTTGGTATGGCGCAGCGTCCCGGCAAACTCTAAAAAATGCTCAACGTAGCGGACATGGAATTCCCACGCCCACTCTTTGTTTTCCAGTTGATTGAGGAACCGTTGGCAGGCCAGTCGGATGTTGCGGCAAACCTGAATCTCGCCCCGTACTACCTGAACAGCGTAAAGAATCCCGTCTTCGTATGTCATGGCCCACTAAGGAGTTTGGCGTACTTGCCGCCTTCTGTCTTGTTTTGTGCAAGCCGCCCCTTTGGGGTCAGCCCTAGTTCGTTCATCAAAACCACCGCCCGTGTCAGCGCCTTATCCCCCGCGGTCAGGTAAGGGTTAGGGCCAATCGTTGCGCCGTTGTTGAACTTTGTAATGATGCCGCCAGCTTGGACACCCTTCCAGCAGCGGACGTAAACCTCGATCTGCGAGGCCAGCGCCGCCAGAACGTGTTTGTCTTGGTCGCTTCCAATGCCGTAGGTATCCCAAAGGAAATCAGACGTTTCCTTGATGAACTTGTCCCTGTCCCATGCGTCCGGGTTATCCAGCCAGTCAGCCTTCGGAACTCGAGCGCGGACCTTCTCGGGCAACGGCTCGGCCTTGTGCATGGCTTTGGTTCCGTGGACCAGATGCAATTCGGGTGGAAGTCGGTTAGTCATGGCTTTTTGCGTCTGCGTTTAGGGAATTCCCCTTGGGGCGCTTTTGGGACCCCCCTAGCTTAACCCAATTTGCGGGAGATTGGG